ACACTTTGATAAACGACCCTCTAAAAAAACTATATTAAATAGTTTGTTTGATATGCTTAGAGATAACAAAGTCAACTACGAATTACATAAACAAAACAAGGACTTAGAGAGGAGAGTTGAGAATGATAAATATAAATAAAGAAATGATACAAATATTTATAGGTATTTTAGTATGGTATTTTCTATGTTTTATTGTACCTTACATTGGGTATTGACTACATAAAAAATGTAATGTATAATGAGGAGTATATGGAAAATAATATGTATGTAATATCTATGCCCTATCCTAACAATATAAAGTTACCAGATATTTTAGAAGAAGATGATGGGCAAGTTATGTATTTTGAAACTGAAAAAGAAGCAAAGAAATTTCTACAAAGTTTGTATGACGAGAGAGGATTTATGATACAAGCATTGGTAGATGATAACGTGCAGATAATGAGGGTGCAATGAACGAAATAGAAATTCTTAAAAAAAATGTTAGAGACTTACAAGAGCAATTACGTACTGCTTATGTAAAAATCAAACAGTTAAATGAAGAATTAGATAAATTAAAAGAACCTGACAAAGGTCTATATAATCCTGATGCAAGTCACATAACTAGAGATTTTAAAACAGGTGGATAGAGCAAGAGAAAGAAGACTAAAAGCTACAGGTAAATGGTTTAAAACTGTTAAGAAAAAAAGTTTATGGTTAAATCATATCTTTCCTGTTCTTTTAGTATTAGGTTTTATTTTTTATATTATTAACTTATAAGAGGAAAAGATGAAGAATTTATTAGCAGATGAAATTAAACAGCTAATTAAAGAACGATACTATGAATATCTAGAAGAGGGTTATGAATCTTTTGAAGCTATGGAATTAGCTAAAAGAGATATACATGAAACAAAAGAATCTGAAATAGATACTTATAATGAAATGTATAATAGTTCTTTTGAGGTTGACTAAAATATATAAATAATATATAATTAATTTTTATGGAGAAACGTATGGAGAAAACATGGCTAGACAGGGGTGCTTGTCCTAAGTGTGGTTCAAGTGATGGTAATGTTAGACATTCTGAAGGATATAGCTACTGTTTTTCTTGTAACACTAGATTTGGAGAGAGTATGCAACAAGAAAAGGTAATACCAATGAAGACTGAAAGTTTAATTAAAACTGTGGGTACTACAGGTGCTTTGACTGAAAGAAATATTAGTAAGGAAACTGCACAAAAGTATCACACACAGGTAAAAGTAAATGGTAATATGAACACACACCATATCTATAAGTATTTTGATAGTGGTGGTAATAATATAGGAAACAAAGTAAGAGATGTACCTACCAAGAATATGTGGGTAGAAGGTAATATATCTGATGCGACTTTGTTTGGACAAAATTTATTTACAGGTGGTGGTAAATACATAACCATAACTGAAGGAGAGGTAGATGCAATGTCTGCCTATGAGTTATTAGGTAGTAAATGGGCATGTGTGTCTGTTAAAACAGGTGCAGGTTCTGCAGTAAGAGATTGTAGAAAAGCATTTGAATATCTTGATAGTTTCCAAAACATAGTTATATCATTTGATATGGATAAACAAGGACAAGAAGCTAGTGAGAAAGTAGCACAGTTGTTTAGTCCAAACAAATGTAAGATTATGAATATGGAATTTAAAGATGCAAATGAATATCTAAAAATGGGTAAGAGAGAAAAGTTCTCACAAGCATGGTGGAACGCACAACCTTATACACCTGCAGGTATTATTAATCTAAGAGACTTAGGAGATAAATTATATACAGAAGATTTCTGTGAGACTGTGCCTTATCCCTGGGCTAAGTTAAATGAAAAGACTTATGGACTAAGAACAGGTGAGTTGATTACATTTACATCTGGTGCAGGTATGGGTAAGTCTTCTATTATGCGAGAGATGATGCATCATTTACTAAAGAATACGAATCATAACATAGGTATACTTGCATTAGAAGAGGGTATTAAAAATACTGCATTTAATATTATGTCAGTAGAAGCCAATGCTAGATTATATATCAAAGAGATTAGAGATAAGTTTAGTATGGAGCAACTAAAAGAATATGAAAAACAAACTATAGGCTCTGGTAGATTTTTTGCCTTTGACCATTTTGGTTCAATAGATAATGACGAGATACTATCTAGGGTTAGGTTTATGGCACAAGCATTAGAATGTAAGTGGGTATTTGTAGACCACTTATCTATCCTTGTATCTGGACAAGAAGAAGGAGATGAAAGAAAGTCCATTGATGTATTGATGACTAAGCTACGAAGTCTTGTTGAACAAACAGGTATTGGTATGTTATTAGTATCTCACTTGCGTAGACCTGCAGGAGATAGGGGTCATGAAGATGGTAAAGAGATTACACTTTCACACTTACGTGGTAGTGCAAGTATTGCTCACTTATCTGATGGTGTGATTGGATTAGAAAGAAATCAACAGGATACTGATGAAGTGAAAGCTAATACAACAACACTAAGAATATTAAAGAATAGATACACAGGAGATACAGGTATAGCTACACATCTACATTATAATAAAGAGACAGGTCGTATGAAAGAGATTGACAATCCTTACGAAGTAGACTATAATGCAGAAGATAATACAGAGGAGGTACCTTTCTAATGAAGTGTTGGCATTGTGGAACAGAGTTAATATGGGGTGGTGACCATGACATTGACCATGAAGATGAAGATTATTGTATGGAAACAAATTTATCTTGTCCTAATTGTGGTTCTTTTCATGTAGTATACTTACCAAAAAATGAAACAGAAGAACCAGAAATGTGGGAACATTATTGTCATGAAGAAAAAAGTATGATGGCTACAGGTAAAGGTGAACCTTGTAACTGGTGTGGAAAGGAGGAGAAAGATTGTGAGAGTTGTGCTTGATATAGAAACAGATGAACTAAATGCTAGTGTAGTTAATTGTATTGTAGCTAAGAATATAGATACAAATGTATTTACAGTATTTGACCCAAGTAATATGCATGTGTTTAAAAACTGGTCTAAAGATATTGATAAATATATAATGCATAATGGTTTATCTTTTGATGCTCCTGTGTTAAATAGATTATTAGGTGTAGAAATAAAACCCTCACAGGTAACAGATACATTAATACTATCTCAAATGTTTAATCCATTACGAGAAGGTGGTCATAGTCTTGGAGCATGGGGAGATAGATTTAAATTTCCTAAAGGTAGTATAAATAGTTTTGCAACATACACACATGAACTAAGAAAGTATTGTCAGCAAGACGTAGATATAACACATAAGTTATATGAATATTTAAAAAAGGAAGGACAAGGTTTCTCAAAGTCTTCGATTGATTTAGAGCATCAAGTGAGAGTTATTGTAGACCAACAAGAAAGAAATGGTTTTTATCTTGATGTTAAAAAAGCTATGTCTTTATACAATACATTAAGAGATGAAGCAAATGAATTAGAAAAGTGGGGTCGTATACGTTTTGACCCAACAAGAAAAGACTTAAAAACAAAAATAAAATACATACCTTTTAATATAGGTTCAAGACAACAGATAGCTGATAGACTTATGGAGATAGGTTGGAAGCCTAAGAAACATACAGATAAAGGTAATGTTATTGTTAATGAAGAGGTATTAGATGGTATTGATTTACCAGAAGCTAAAAAGATTTCTAGGTACTTGTTACTTCAGAAAAGAATAGCACAAATCAAGTCATGGATAGAAGCATGTGATGATAATGATAGTAGAGTGCATGGTAGGGTTCTAACACTTAAAACTATCACAGGTCGTATGGCACATCACAGTCCTAACATGGCTCAGATTCCTGCTGTTCGTTCTCCATATGGTAAAGAGTGTAGGGAATGTTGGACTGTTGAAAATCCCTACACTCATTCCATTGTAGGTACAGATGCAAGTGGTTTAGAGTTACGTTGTTTAGCACATTTAATGAATGATGCTAATTTTACTGAAGAGGTTTTGAATGGAGATATACATACTGCTAATATGAAAATGGCAGGACTTACAGATAGAGACCAAGCTAAGACATTTATATATGCTTTTATGTATGGTGCAGGTGCTAGTAAAATAGGTAAGATAGTAGGTAAAGGTGCAAAAGAGGGACAAGTTTTAATAGATAGGTTCTTATCTAACATGCCTGCTCTAAAAAGAATTAGAGATGGTGTAACCAAAGCAGGTATGCGAGGTAAGATAAAAGGTATTGATGGTAGACTGTTACATGTACGTTCTCCACATGCTGCATTAAATACATTATTGCAGGGAGCAGGAGCAGTCGTATGTAAACTATGGTTAGTCAATATGAATAAAAGAATACAAGCATCAGGTGTTGATGCAAAATTAGTAGCTTCTATACATGATGAATATCAATATGAAGTTGCTAAAAAAGACGTACAAAAATTTGGTAGTATTACCAAAGATGCTATGAAAGATACAGAGCATCAATTACAAATGAAGTGTCCATTAGATAATGAGTGGAAGGAGGGGACAACATGGGCACAAACACATTAGAACCTAAGACAAAAGACAGAAAAAAGTTTGACATAGATTTGCAATATGGAAAAGTAAAAGAAAAAATTATTGCAGATATGTTACAGAATAAAAAGATAGAAGTAAAATCTGAGAGAGGTATGTGGTTAAAGACAGGTAACATAGCAATAGAATATGAAAGCTATGGAAAACCAAGTGGCATTAATGCAACTGAAGCAGACTATTGGTTTCACAATCTTTGCATAGGAGATGAAGTTTATGGAACATTAGTTTTTAAAACTGATATGTTAAAGAAGATTGTAAACAGTACAGATAATAAAAGAATAGTATCTGGAGGAGACCATAATGCTTCTAAGATGTATTTAATGAATATACAAAAACTTTTTTCTTCAGATATTATTAAAAAAAGTATTGACTTTGATAATACTTCTATGGTATAATTTAATTTTATTAACAATATAGAAAGGATACACATATGAGTGTACTAAAAGGAAAAGCTTATTGGGCAAGCATTACAAGCCCAAATACTACGTTTGACTCTGATGGAGTTTGGACTATTGACGTTGGTAATCTTGATGATAAGAATAAAAAGATTGCTCAAGCTGATGGTTTAAATGTCAAAAACAAAAGTGATGACAGAGGTGATTTTGTTACTATCAAAAGAAAGGTTAGAAGAAAAGATGGTAATATGAACAAAGCTCCAGAAGTAGTTGATGCTCAAAAGAGAACCATGATGGGTACTCTTATTGGTAATGGTTCAGATGTAAATGTTTTATACTCTAAATATGATTGGGAGTATGCAGGTAAGTCTGGTGTGTCTGCTGATTTAAGAGCAGTACAAGTTACTAATTTAATACCATACAATGCAGATGCAGATGCAGATAATGCATTTGATGTTGTGCCTGATGGTTTTGTGTCTAATGAAGAAACAGATGCAAGGTTTGCTTCTTAACTAAGAAAGGACATGGGGAGTTCTGGCAAAAACCAACGTACAGTAATCAGCTTGGTCTCCCCATTTTATTTATTATGAAAACAATAGACACATTAGTTGAGGATATATATAATTTATTTGAACCTAGTATTAAAAATAATATAAAAGAAAAAGACTTAGATAAATATCTAGAACAATTTTCTAAAAGTGTAACTAATAATATTAAAACTGTTTTAAATGAACAACCTAGAAAGAAAAGAAAATTATCTTTATCTTCTATAGGTAAACCTACTAGACAGTTATGGTATGACAAACATTCTAATTCAGAAGCAAGACCTATTGCTCCATCTACTAGAATTAAATTTTTATATGGACATATACTAGAAGACTTGCTTATATTATTATCTAGAGTTGCAGGTCACACAGTTACAGAAGAACAAAAACAAGTAGATGTGGAAGGTATAAAAGGACATCAGGATTGTAAGATAGATGGTGAATTAGTTGATTGTAAGAGTGCTAGTGGTTATAGTTTTAGGAAATTTGCTAATAATAATTTAGCATCTGATGACCCCTTTGGTTATATAGCACAAATATCTGCATACTCTGAAGGTAATAATGTAGATGAAGCATATTTTTTAGCAATAGATAAACAAAATGGTAGTCTTGCTTTGACTAGAGTACATAGTTTGGAGATGATAAATGCAAAAGAAAGAGTACAGTATCTTAAAAAGACCTTGGAAAGTAAAAGAGTTCCTGATAGATGTTATAGTGATATTCCTGAAGGTAGTTCTGGGAATAGGAAGCTTGCTATTGGTTGTGTTTTTTGTCCTCATAAAAGAGAGTGTTGGTCTGATGCTAACAATGGTCAAGGACTTCGTGCTTTCAAGTATGAAAAAGGTACAACATATCTTTCACATGTTGCAAAAGAACCTAGGGTTCAAGAAATAATTAATTGGTAAAGGAAAAAATATGGCAATAAAAACACAAATATTAGAAGCAGTTCATTCTCATTATACAGCAGAAAGAGATAAGGCTTTAGCAAATATTAAGATACATATTAATAATCCTGTAGGTGTTGGTGAACATCCTAAGATTATAGAAGATGTAATTGAGTTAGTGCATAAAGCATCTGAAGCACAAGATGCAATAGAGATGTTATCAACTATCGTAAATAATGAAAAAGAAAATTGATATATTTTTAGATGTAGAATATAACAAACAAGAATTACCAGAACGAGGTTTGTTTCTATCTGTTATTTTACAAGCATTATTAGATGCTACTAATAGTAAAAGTAAAGTAAATAAAGATAGAGCAATAGCATGGTTTTTTTGTAGTGTTGGTGTTACGTGTGATAACTTTGAGCAAGTATGTGAGCATGCAGGATTAAGTCCTACATACACGAGAAGTTTTGCATACAAAGTTATTCACTCACCAGATTTAAAATATGTTAGACAAAGAATAAAAAAGATGATATAATATGACTTTTGATTTATTAACATGTTTTGTTACAGGAATATTATTGGGTATGTTTATTGTTTTAGTAGCATACTTTTTAACTAGATTATAGGAGAGGTTATGGGATTGATGGATAAAGCTATCAAAGAGACAGTAAAAGATAAAAAAGATTTTAAGAAAACAAATATAGAAAAAGAAGCTAGAATTGCTACAGATAGACAGGTAGGTGGTGACCATTATAAAACATGTAAGATACAACCTGTTGATTATATTGTAGAAAACAATCTTACTTTTCTTGAAGGTAATGTAGTAAAGTATATTACTAGACATAGAAGAAAAGGTGAAGGTGCAAGAGATATAGAAAAAGTAATACATTATTGTGAATTAATATTGGAGAAAGATTATGGCAGGGAATAACTATTTACCAACAGAATATCAGACGTTTATCCATGCGTCTAGATATGCACGTTGGCTACCTGATGAGGGTAGAAGAGAAACATGGATAGAAACAGTTACAAGATTAACTAACTTTTTTCAAATACATTTAAAGAAAAATTTAGATGTTGAAATAGATAGTGAGGTATGGAGAAGAATAGAAGATAATATTATTAATCTATCTGTTATGCCTTCTATGAGAGCATTAATGACTGCAGGACCTGCATTAGAAAGAGAAAACATAGCAGGATATAATTGTTCTTACATACCTATTGATAATCCAAAAGCATTTGATGAAGTATTATATATACTTATGAATGGTACAGGTGTAGGGTTTTCTGTTGAAAGACAATACATAGATAAGCTACCTACTATACCAGATAGAGAGTTTGAAAAGACAGATGATGTTGTTTCTGTTAATGATTCAAAAGAAGGTTGGGCAAGAGCATTTAAAGATTTAATATCTTATTTATATACTTGTAGAATACCTAAGATAAATATAAACAAGGTTAGACCTGCAGGTGCTAGACTAAAAACATTTGGTGGTAGAGCTAGTGGTCCTCAACCTTTGGTAAATCTATTTGATTTTACTATTGATAAGTTTAAAAATGCTAAAGGTAGAAAACTATC